TTGTATTTCTCTTTAATGACCTGAGTTTCTACGGCTTTAATTGCTGCACGGTATGCCGTTAATGTGAATTTATCTTTTTTACTGATAATTACCGATACGCTGTACTTTTCGTCGTCGCCGTCGCTGATCGCTTTCGGTTCGAAAACGTGCAGAAAACTTAGAAGTACTTTTCCCGAAGTTGCTCGGGAGCTTTTTGCTTTTTCTGTCGCCATTTTATTGGTATTAAAAATTAATTATTCGGTCTTTCTCTCGAGTCGCATCCAGGTTTAGATCCTGCCACCTGCTCAGGATTGAATCCGTCGCCTATAACTTCCAGACGCCCCTCGTCGAAAAATTCTCTTTCCGGGACTTTCCCGTCTTTATCGATCTCAGGCTGCAGAGCGTACTGCGTGCAGCCGGTTAAATATCTATGCTCAGAGGTTGCAACGCCTTTGAAGCCTGTAATTTTATCTTTACAGTTTTTGCCCATTAAACTCATTCTATTGTGGATTTTCAGGTTTAAAATTTTCCGTATCGAAATGCGGATCTATCGACGCCATCTGCGAAATAATTACAGAGCTGGCGAAGTCTTTAAGTTTGTCGATATTCTCGAAAACTTCTGATCGTGAGGCTCCGGAGTCAAATAAGAAAGGAGCGACAAGCTGCACCTCTGCGCTATTGGAATCCGTGCCGTAAATTGTCATCTGCAGATAGTCAGCGTCGAGTGAAATTACGACTGCCTGCCAGTTGTCTGCCAGATCAATAAGCTTTACCCTTTTCGGGCTTTCAGTTTTTACAATTTCCATATATTAAAATTTTAACGGGTCGAAATCCTCGTCGACCTCTTCGAAATCTGCGTAATCCTCGTAGGGTTCGGCGAAATCTTTTTCCGCCTGCGCCTTGCCGTACTCTTCGCGTTTATCCTCCTCGTCTACAAGCGTAGGCTGTCCGGGAGGTTTATAAGTTAACGGACCTAAAAGCTTATCGAAATTGGCCTTTTTAAGCAGCTTTTCGAGATCTCCCAATCCTTTGAGCTTTGTATTTAAAAACTGCTCAGGAAAGTAGAGATTTTCTTCTAAAACTTCGACGACTTTCGTCTCGTCGCGCCACTGCCTGTTGCTGGAACTCTCTACGAGTTTATGACCGGGCCACTTTTTGCCCTCCACTGCCTCGCGCAGTACTGTGGTTTTAACGTCCTCGAGCCATTTCTTAATGAAGTCGGCTTTTTGATAAGCTTCGAAAAGCTCCTCGTCGTTAAGCAGGCGCGGGTCCATTTTAATGTCGAAGTCCTGTTTTGCGATCTCCATACCTAAATCGTACAACGCCCTGCATTTTGCACGTGCTTTACAGAATTGGCACCAGTCGCCTGCTTTGGCTTCTCCGAAACCCTCTGCAGCTTCTATGGCTTTCGGCCTGAGAACGTCCTCGCCCCATTTAACCAGAAACTTTTTAGGGATCGACCAGCTCGAAATATTCGACATTCGGGGCTGTACTATTGTCAGCTTCACCATATCAATATTATCGGCTTCCTTCCCGAGAGATTCTAAAACGCCGAGCCCGTAATATTTTAACTGCGAATTGTGGACGGCTTTGACTTCTTTACCTGCTCCAAACTTTAAATCGATAATCTCGATCTGGCGGGCAAAAACCACGGCGGTGTCTCCTGTTCCGAATCCGCCTTTGACGTATTTCTCTAAACTGAATTTTTGCTCGATCAGGATCTTAGCTTTTGGATCCAATCGCTTAGCCTCTGCGAACTGCTCTTTGACATACGTAACGTACTGCATTATAGGGTCCTCCATATCAGAATGGTACAAAGGATGCTTTCGGAGCTCTTCGATCTGCTGGCGGTAGTCGCCCATTTTCATAAGCTTTAAATCTACTTTTAGCATTCTTTCGCCCATTTCGTGAGCCAGTGTGCCCTCTTCTGCGTACACGCTTGTTTCGTCAGGGAAAGCCTCCTCTAACGTAGGCGAGGCGGGGCAGTTCATCCAGCGATCCGAACCCGAGGCACTCAGACGGGCGTGCGCCCGTTCGGAGTGTTTAATCTCGGTGCTCATTACTATTTCAGTTTCTTAAGGAAATTGTAAAACTCCTCGAATTTTGCCTCCTTAAGATCTCCGATTTTAGCGGCTCCGGTAGCTTTAAGCTTCTTAAGGATTGTGTCGCGGTTCTTATCGACTTTATCGGCCATAACCGCCTTAATGTCGTCAAGGGTAATACCGTCCTCGTCCTCTTCGGTGTCGTCCTCTGCTAAAGGGTCGTACTCCTCGTCGTCCTCGTCCTCTTCCGGCTCTTCGACTGGTTTTGGTTTAGCTCTCGACGGTCTGGGTTTAGCAGTTGAGGTCTTTTTGACCGGTTCGTCCTCGTCCTGAACGACTTCAAGTTTTCCGGCTTTTACCGCGTCTGTGCCCATTGTCGCTCTGCTTAATAAATCTTTTACAAGTTCAACGTTTTTGCTGTTGAAAGGGATTTCTAGTTTAATCGTGTTCATTTTTATTTATATTTAATTATTAAATCAGTTAAAGAAGAAAGGTAGTCGGTGAGCATAACGCCGCTAGGGTGCACGATTTTATCAAAAAAGGCGTTGCCGTTTCTCGATACAGTCGTTGTCATAGTGTCCAGATCCAGCTCGGCAAAATAGTCGTATGCTCTGAACTGAACAACGCGCTTTGCAAGTCCTGCAGGTACGTCCATACGCCAGTCGGCGTCGTCGAACAGCAGCCCGATAGGAACGTTTAAAATTTCAGAGAGCTTCGCGATCTGTACCGAATCGAGGTTCGCTTTTCCAGTTACAATATAGCTGAAAGCTTTCGCGGGGTATTTGTGGTCTGGGAATAAGCTCGGGGCTAAGAATGACGCTTTTAGACCAGAGGCCGTCATAATCCTTTTTAAGTCGATCGTTTGCATATCTTGTATTTTTGTTCTAGGCAAATATACAAACTGTTTTCATATTTCCAAACGTTTTGGATAAAAAACTTTAAAACTTTTCAAAGTAAACAGAGCAAAAAAGATTAAGTATTTATAGATCAGGTATTTACGTCGAAAGTAAACAGCGTAAACGAAATAAACCGGTATTTCAAAAGTATATCGGGTGTTTTACGGGTTTTCGTATATTTTATATAGGTAATTACTTATATATTTATACTTTTATTAAATTCTTATTATTATATTGTTTATCTGTTTACAAAACCCTGCAGCCCCTGCTGTGCCAAAGCGATAAACGTAAACAGTCGCTGTTTATTTCTGTTTATCTGGTTTACAGGCATTAAAAAAACGGCCCGAAAGCCGCTTAGTTATTTAATCGATTCTTTAATCATCACCCCGGTTATGAGTCCGGCGCCAAACTTAAAGAGACTTGTTTCGTACCACTTTACCGGATCTTTGTACTCGACGTGTGAGAGGCTGGTCGTTTTCAGGTATTTATTACTGTGTGAAATATCGACCGTACGGGTTTCAGGACCTAAAAACCAATTCCTTTTCACTCCGTGCACCAGAGTAATGCTGTCGCGTATAATCATATTCTGCAGACCAAAACCGTTTTGATCTGATCTGTATTTAAAACTGTACTCTTTGACTACTATCTGCCCCTCCCGTTTAAACGTGCAGTCGATCGAATCTTTGTACGGTACGTAAACAGTATCGATCCGGATCTCGGCCGTTTCTTTTGTAATGCTTTCCACTTTTGCAAAGGGCTTAGTTTCCGGCGTTTTAGGCGCTTGTTTTTTCGGCAGTGTGATAACAGCTGTTGAGGTTGCTGTTTTCCCGTCTGAAAGCCTGTAAGCTTTATTTTCTGTCTGCAGGGCATTGATGCTCGCCTTATATGTTTTCTCGTTTTGGCACTTCGCGAAAAGCGCAGCCGTTAAAAATAATATAGCGATATACGGCGCCCAGGTTATAAGTTTATTTTTCATTTTGATATGAATAAATCTGCCTCATCTTTTCGGCGGTTAATAAGTCCTTTAAGCGGTATTTTACTCCCCTGCCCGGTTATATATCGGGTCGTCCACCAGTTCAATATGTCGGCAGTCGGCGCCTGGCTGCTCACCAGATCAAAAAGAGTTGCAGATCCTCCGGTATTGTAGGTATGAACGACCAGGGCGTCGAACTCGTTTTGACTCAGGGGTTTCTTACGTTTCTGTGTAGCGCGCATAACCTGCAGTTCAAAGGGTTTTATATCCTGCTCGAGTGCTGCGTCTGCCTGCGCTTCTGTGTGCATTGATATTCTTGAATACGCCAGGGCCTTATTAGCAGATCCTTTTATAAATCTGCCTTTACTGTCCCGCATCGCGCGGCCCCAGCCCTCGGTCCAGATCAGCGCCGGATCCATTTTTGGTTGCAGTCCGATAGCTTTAAGATCTCCATCGTGCAGGGACTCCCATTTCTTAATTAAGGCGATGCCTTTTTTAGATGTTTTCATAGTTCAGTATCTTTATTTCTTTTCTCCATAATCCACCACCTGCGGGCCGTAAAAGCACACACGAACAGAAAGCTGAAAATCTTCATAAATATATCAATGTTAGTAAAACTAACAGCGTAAAAGCCCAGGCAGGCCGCCCAGGCTTTTAGGTCTAGCAGGTGATTTCCCATATTATGATTATTTCTTACCATTTTCCGGATCCTCCGCGATTATTAACCCGATTGCCTTGACTACTGCAGGTATAAGGGTACTTACTATTAATAAGATCCTGTTTAAGTGCTCTTGATCTTTAAAGCCCCAATTAGTAAGGACCAGGACGACGGACGGGATTAAGATAATTAAAATTGCGTTCTCTATTCTACGCCAGAATTTCGGCGCTGGAATGTTTAAATTTTGCTGTCTTACTGTAATTTTTCGCATAAATTATTATTGTTTTGGTTATGGATATATACGTATTTCAAAAGTCGAATACGAGTAGGCGAGTACTGCATCCTGGCCGACTGCAGCGGCGGTTTGTGTTTTTATATTTATTGCGGTCGTACTGATTACATTTGACATACTTTGTATAGCGGGGTTTGTGGTAGGTATATACGGAACCATAGTTTTGTTTGCGGTGAAAGAGGCGCCGGTTATGGTAGCAGTATAATCTCCTGCAGCATTATATGTATAACTTACAGTTCCGCCGGTGGTATTTTCTAAAACTAATACGGTAGGCGCACTGGTGCCAGACTGTGCTATTAATGCAGAATATACTTTGTAAGGCCTAACTGACGCGGTGGCTGCCGCAATTCCCGCATTTACGGCTGTAACTGTTGGGTATTTTGTATTTGTAACATCTGCGACAAGCGAGTTTTGTTTGTTTGCTGAATATTCAATAGAAGTGCTTAGTATTTTCTCTACCACACTACTGCCACTGTTTCTTGTTAGTATATCGAACGTAGACGCGCTAGTAACGGGTATTGTTGAAAAAACTATTCCGGGAGTTGTTACATTTCCGGCAAATGTTGTCGCTCCACTTCTTAAAATATTAACTATGTTTACAGACGCGTTTTGAAAAGAAAAAGCACTTCCTGCTGTCGTTAGAGATTGCAAAACCCCTCCTGATTCCCAAGCCGTTCTAAAAACCATATCAGATTCCCCTGTACGAATCACGTCGGAATTTTGCATAGCTACGTTTAGAAACCCTGTGTTCGCGGGAAAAGGATTCCTAGTTATTATCATTGGAGCAATACCCGAAGCTCTATTCCCAAAAACCATCGTTCCGGCTAAAACACTGGTATAAGGAGTAGATGTCGAGCTTCCGACCGTTATTTTTGTCGTTGTAGTTTCGCCTAATGAATTGGCGTAAAAAAGTTTGTTAGTTGATAAAAGCGGGTTTAAATAATAGACATTTAGAGTAGATAGACCTAAACCGGCTATTAAAATTCTAACCTCTCCGTTAACAACTTGAACACCTTCGCCTCTATGCGGCTCCGCTAAATTACCGGGCAGCACTCTTAAAAAAGTTTTTACCGATCCGTCTAAGCTTAACTTAGATAAATTTGCCTGCTCTACAACATAAAACTCACCATTATATAAAGATATTCCTTGTATGTTGTTGGTAAAAGGCGACGAAATTGTGATAAAGCCTAAATAATTACCTACTAGGTCGTATTTCCATATTTTAGACCCGTCCAAATACGAAGATATATATATAGTTGTTCCATCCGTGGTCATTGACGAACATTCGTGATTTTGTGCAGATATATCATACGTCGCTACAAGTGCCAAAGTCGCAGCGTTGTACTTAGCTATTTTCATGCCGGTAACAGCAGGGTACGTTTCAGCTGGCGCATAAATGAACCCGCTTAAATAGAAACCATCGCCTAAATGGTTTACTCCTGTTATTCCGCTAAGAGGGTTTGTGTTCTGAGCGACAACCGTCCAAGAAGAATTTAATTTTTTAATTATGTTAGTACCTATCATATAGTGATACGTACCATCAAACGTATAGCCTTGCTCGGTGTCTGTTAAATTTGGTGAGGTATAAGTTACCTGATAATCTTGGGAACCTACTGCCAGACCTGTATTTGATGTTATATCTCCGCTTGACCTTGTAGAACCTAATACATCTAAATTTGTTTGAGGCGAAGATATGCCTATCCCTACTTTTCCGGTGTTGTTGTTATATATATTGTTCCCTGATTTACTCCATACTAAATCAGTAGAAAGCGCAAAAGGCAAATTAACCGGAGCTATTTTAGTCTGCAATCCTGTTGCATCCGTAGCAGTTAAGAAACTCGTAGAAGTAACGGTCGGCTGGCCTCCGCTTATTCTAACGCCCTCAGGAAAACGAGCTTGTCCGAAAGCAGAAATCGATATTAATATTAGTAAGATTATTCTTTTCATAGTTTTTAAGGTTTTACATATACGGAGTTTCCTGCGTCTATGTCGATTAGTATTTTAAGTTCGTCGTCGTTCTGTTCCCACTCCGTCGTTTTGAATATTTCGCCTCGAGATACCAGAACAGATCCGGCGTTAAATCCCAGAGGCAGAGTAAATATTTGATCCGGCCCTGATACAGGAGCATTAAATAAAACTGGATCAGGTTTAGCGCTTATTATTGTGTAACTGGCAGGATCCTCCGGATCTCCTCCGTTATAACGGGCGTTTTCGATTACGCCTGCAGTTGTGTACCTGTGCGCTATGTCGCCCGCTTCTAAGTTTAGCATATCGACGTTACCGTCTCCTTTAAACTTTAAGCCAAACTGCCCGTAAAGCGGTATCGAGCTGAAATTTGCAGCGTCTACGAGCTCGTTAAGTTTCGCTCGTATGTTGTTGGTCTCTTCTGCAGAAAGCTTATTGTATAAATACGTAGTCGCTCCCAGTTTTCGCTCTTTCAGGCCGGACTCGTATTTTCCGTCTATAAATTCGTAGTGCGCTATCATACTCTTTCAATTTCAAAGGCGGAAAACGCCTGATAATCGTTGTCGGGTTTCTCGTCCAGAGTGCAGAGGATCTTTTTAGCCTCGACGAACTGCTTTTCTATGGCATTTCGCAGATCTAAAAGATCGCTGTTTTTTTCGGAGGCTTTGGGCGTCGACCAGTTAGGCTGGTTTATCGCTTTTACCCCTGCGTTTGTGTGCACGTATATCTCTTCGCAGAATCTGCTGGCGATACACATTGCAACAAAATCGCGAAAACCGATAAAATCCTCGCTAAGAGAATCCTCGATAATGCCGTCGAAAATCTTAGTGCTCACCGAGAGGCCAAACATCTGCATAAAAGTTACGTTTTTTACGTATTTCATATACTTATCGATTTTAGCCTGCGAGAGTGAATCTGTTACCGGGTAATACTCTTGTATTTCGGCAATCGATATGTTATTAATTCCTGGCATAGTTCTAGGTATTAGTGTTATCGGTAGTTACTGTCAGCTTTGGTCCCATCAATTTGACTGCCTCGTCATTTGGATAACCGAAAACTATTTCAATCATAGCCAGCGCCGACTCATACGTCAGGCTTTTATCAGTGTACGCTTTTTGAATTGAAAGCAGGGCGTCTATTGCCTCTTTACTGCCTCTAAATTCTGCCTGTGCGTCAAGTGTGGCCTGGTCCTGTTGGTTCTCCTCTTCCTGTTGGTTCTCCTCGTCCGGATCCTCGTTTTGAATTTCGACTCCGATCTCTTTAAATGCCGCTTCTATTTTAAGCGCTTCAAACTCGCAGGTTTTTGCCCAGAAATCGATCGCCGCCTGATACGCCTCTCCGCTGTTCCCAAATAATCCCTCGCTCGGGTTTGCAAGGATCTGCGGAAAGCAGTAAACCGCTGTACAAATCTTTTTACCTGCCTTGTCGTCTACCGCGTTAAATTTATCAATATCAATATTATTTCCGATCTCTACCTTTGTAAATATTTTGCTCAGGTCCTCGTCAGTGTTCACTGTGATAACGTGGTTCGTACCGCTGTTACGAACGGTTTTAGATCCTCGGAGCGCTCCGATAACCCGATCGGTGTTAGTCAGTTTACGCACGCCGTTCTCGTCTGCGTCTGCAGAAGTTTCCGCGGCTTTTTTCATTAGGAAAATGTTATTTCCAAATAAGGCGTTATCTGCGCTCGCGTCGATGTGCGTAGGCGCGTTGCTTTCCACTTTCATCCACTTGAATACTGGTACAAAAACCGAAAACTCATACGGCGCTGTCGTTGTGTTATATTGGTAGATCTGCCCGCAGAATTTTTCGAATCCGCCTGCTTTTTCAACCTGTTCCGCTACGACTTTCTTATCGCTGTTGAAAGCCGGGAAAGTTTTACCTGTTCGGACATTTAGAAACAAAGAGGCTCTCCCTAGATCGTCGTGCTTTTTAACTCGGTACTGGCTCGATAATCTAAAATACGCAGCTTTGACTTCGAGATCGCTGTTATACTCAACCCACACCGTAAAAAAACCGTACTTAATCTTTTCGTCTTTTATTTTTTCCCAATACGGGGCAAACTTTTCCTTAAGGTTTGGCAGTACGCAATATTTTTTGAACATTAAAACCGCCATTGAAGCGGTCGGACTGTTCCGGATTGCCTGGTCCATTTCCTTAAAGTAGTTTCCCTTTACAATCAGATCGACGTAATCTTTTTCTATACGTTCGGGTCTGCTGATCTCGGTAATTTCCATAAGTTAAACGTTTAAAAAAAGCCTACTTTTTAGGCAGGCTTTTCGATTTTTAAAAAGGTGTTTTTTCGTTACGCTAGCGGGTCGATTTTAGCCTCTGCTTCTGCTTTAGCCTCTGCTTCTGCTTTAGCCTCTGCTTCTGCTTTAGCCTCTGCTTCTGCTTTAGCCTCTGCTTCTGCTTTAGCCTCTGCTTCTGCTTTAGCCTCTGCTTCTGCTTTAGCCTTTTTATCTGCCGCAGCTTTTGCAGCTCCGGTCAAAGGTTTAGCGACTGCAGGTTTAGCTGGCGCCTCTGGTGCAGCGTTTAAAATTTTATCGATTTTATCCTCGCTAAAGTTATCGAATTTATCCGGCGCAACTGCGTGAACAAGTTTCGCCTGGATTAATTTCTCCTTAATCTGGTCCTCAGTGTCGGAGGGGTGAATCGGGTATAATACTCCGGTAGTCCCGTCCTCAGCTCTGTAGGCTACTGCTCCCAATCTGAGAGCGAAAAGCTTTTCATTTTTCATAGCTAAATAGTTTTTATAGTGTGTGTCGATGTTGTTACCCGCCCCGCAGGACGCACACGTTTTCTGTCTTTCAATATACTGCCTCGCATCCAGAGGCAGGCTGTTAAACTCTTCTGTCGTCATTACCCGACAACATCTAAACGATCGTTAAACTGCGCCAGTGTAGCGGCATAAGTGCCGTTTAGCCAGTTAACCCCGTTCGGTGTCGCCTCTTCGCCTCCTGTGATGCTGGCGAAGTTTCCGGCTACCCTGTTGCCGAACTCTGGCGTCGTAGGAATAGGCAGGAATTTAAGACCGTTAGAAATGCCGTAAATGTGGAATCTCGCCTCCGGAGTAACTGCACCCTTAAGCGGGCCGACTAAAGCCCATAAACCGGAGTTTAAAGCTTTTACGTTTGCTTTCCCTGTTGCAGTCTCAGAGTTTGGTATGACTAAAGGTCCTAAACTCTGCTTGTACGAATCGGCGACGCTTGTACCCTCTATCACCTCATAGTTAGGCAGCATCGAGTTATACATCCATTCCAATTTAACAGGGTAATAGGCCGAAGCTGCTAAAGGATACACTCCTGTAGCGGGGTCGATGACCTCTATATCTGTGATAAGATACGGGTTTGTAACGTCGGGCGTCGCGCTAAGAGCTTCAATTCTTACCGCGTACATAAGCGAGTTAAGATTTAACGGCACGGCGTCGCAGGCTTTCGTAACGTCCTCCGTTTTTCCGCAGAAAGCCATAAGAACGATAAGAGGTATTTTATTTTTTAATGTTTTCATATCCTTTTAAGATTTTAAAATTAGTATGCTACCACGTAATAGTCGGAGCTTACTGCTTCCGGCTGCATGATAGTTAACATTGTCCCAGCCTCCCATCTTTTTGAAACGCGATCGAAATCGGTATCAAATGAAGACTCTACAGGTCTAGGAAATTCCAACGCCGGCAGGCCGATAGTTAAAACCATACGGTGAGGCAGGTTGATCGTGCCGACTGTGCCCGGTTTTAAATCGCGGATTGCGATAGAGAAGTGCTCGTATTTAATCACCTGAACGTCTCTGTAAATGAACGAATCGAAGTTACCAAACTCGTTTTCGATCGGCTGCTGGCGAACGCTGTAAAGTTCGTCTTTTTGCAGTTTAGCCATAACAGCGTCGAAGAGCTCAACCGTGGCCCAGATCATTTTTGCCGAGTTAACTACAATCTGCATAGAAAGCGACTGAGCGTTTAACATCTGATCGATATACGCCAGAGCCTCGTCTGCAGTTACCGTCATCTGCAGAGCAGTTGTGCCCGCAGCGTTTTCTGAGATCACAACGTGAGCAGGGTTCGTCGCAAGTATTTTTGTCCATTGTCCGTTATCCTTTTTATAGGCCGGCAATAGCGCTGCGTTGTTTAAATCTCCCGCTACATACGCAGTGTTACCCAACCAGTAAGTTTTCAAAGCTGAGAACGTTAACTGAATAGCTTGCTGCTGCGCTTTTTGGTTTTCCAAAATGGTTGTCGGTTCTGGATAGATTGGATCGATTCCGTATACCGCCAGCTCACCCTCTGTTAAATCTGTTAAACAGATATAGCAGGTGTCGTTCATTTGGATTTTTGTATTTTTCAATACGTTAGGAACGGCGCACAAATCTGTAACTGAACAGTTGGCAGAAAGGATCGCGTCCGAAATAACAATAGGCGCCAGCATATAGGTGTTAGGCTTTAAAGTTACAGAGGTGTTGTACTTCTGAGTAGCTTTGGCCAGTGCCTCCATAAGCGCGATCTGGAAATCTGACTCCTGGGCCTCGTACCCGACTAAAGTCATGTTATTAGCTGTAATCATTAGCTTTGTTTATTTTAAGTTAATTTTTTTAAGGTCGATAGTTTTACCCGCGACTTTAATAGTTGTTTTTTCGTCCTGATCGTCTCCGTCTCCGGTGCCGTCGCCTCCGTGCTTCATTAAGCCTTTTAGCTTTTTGATCTCTTCGCGGAGTGCTGCGTTATCGGCAATCACTTGATCAATAGAGGCCTGCGCCGTAGTTCTAAAACCCTCGTTAACCGCAAGCTCTGACGCCACTGCTTCGATAAACTCAGCAGTTTCCGCGTTCATAGCTTCGGGATCTGGTTCGTCCTCTCCGGTCTGGTCCTCTACGACGTGCGTAACTTTTCCCGCAACTACTTCGATAGTGTATACCGATCCGTCAACCGTAAAAACGTGTTTACCATCGGTAGCCGTGACCTCGACGTCCTGGTCGATTTCCGAAACATCGCCGATATTAGGAAAGATTAAGGTCTCGCCTGTAGCGTCGTCGATCTCTAGTTTTGCCGTAGCTGCAGGTTTTGGTTTTTTGCCTCTCAATTTCAGCTTAGCCAATCTCTCTGCCCACGGTCCGCCGTTTAATTTTCCAAAAAATCCGGCCTGGATTGTGTTCTTATTCATAGTATATTTATATTAGTTCATATTCTCTTTCCATAAATCCCAGATAAATCATATCTTCTTTACTTAAAAAATTATCGTTCTTTTTTAAGATCTCGAGCATTCCGGGGTCGGCTGTTGTATTTTCAGCCAGTATTTTATTAGTTATAGCGTCGCATCTTTCCAGCTCCTCGACCATCTCCTTAGCTTCTTTTGAAGTTACCCTGGACATAAACAACTCTATGCCTGCAGAGTGAAACATGAAATCGGCATCGTCGTCCGCCAGTTTAATGTCGCCCATCAGGAACAAAAACAGACCGCAGCTGTAAGCGAATAGATCTACATTCGTAATGAACACAAAACCCTCGTTTTTTTTCTGAGTGATAACCTGCTCCATCTGCTCGAGTACGTGGCAGTAACCTCCGCAGCTTTCAATATCCATAAGAACAGCACAAGGTTTTGAAAGTCCGGACATGAAAGCGGTGAACCTGTCAGCCAGCGGCTGCTCGAAATCCTCGTATACATTAAATTCTACTGTTTCCATTTAGGGCAAATATTATCAGGTTCTTTTGCAAATATCTTTGTCGCGAGAGGGCAGTCGCAGACGGTGCACACGTATCCGTTTACGTCCTCCATTTTTGAATGCAGGATCCTGGCATAAGAGCGGATTTCTTTTAAAGGGCATTCCCTGCAAATGCTTGACCGCCTTTGCTCCTCCGCTCCTATCTCGCCGGATATGTGCTGCTTAAGCGCCTGCAAAAAATCTATCATATCGAAAATATTATAAAGCAAAAAATCCCTTTCCGCATAGCAGAAAAGGATTTTTACGGTCTTTTAGAATGAGTGTTACAGGTGCTGTACATCTTAATACAGTGTTTTAGAGTTGGACAAATATAAGTATTATTTTTATATGTGCAACTTTTCGAGCGTAAAAAAGTCCGCAACGTATCGCGGACCTTTCCCTCCTTTCACTAGATAAATAATTAAACCATCAAATCAAAATTAGTTATTAAAAACCCCAGGCTGTAAATATAGTTAAAAATTTAATACTCAGACATTACTGCGAATTAATTTTAACTTGTTTCGATTTTTCGACCTCCTGCAGAGTTTCCACCACCAGTACAACCTGTGTATTATCCTGCGCCTCTTGTATCGGTGCGGCGTCTACGGTCGCTACGGTCTGAGTCCGTGCAGGGTTTTCGAATATGGCCGCCGCGGGGGTTGCTCCTCCGGATCCTGTGCTCGGTGCGCTGGCAGAGGCTCCGCCCCCTCCTCCGTCTTTGTTGGTTTTAAGAATATTTTTTACTGCCGCGAATCCGGTAGCGGCCGCCAAAGCGACTGCCGGGATCGCCATAGGCCAGCCAAGCGCAACCCCTGCCGTAATACCTTGATACGTATTAATCAAAGCCATTGCAACGGATAAAGCTTTGCTCTCGCCGAAAATCATTTCTGCAGCCGCGAGAGAATCTTTTACGATACTGATCTGAGCTGCCCGTTTTGTGGCGGCGACTTCTTTATCTATTTTTTTAACTGCGAGCGCGTACTTTTTATCCTCGAGCAGTTTTAAATTTGTAACTTCCGCCGCGGTTTTTTTGCCTGCCTCGAGTTCCAGATCTAGTGCCGCCTTGCGCTGTTCGAGCTGTATCGCCCAGGTGTCCTTTTGCAGTTCTGTGTCTGCGTCCAGTTTACTGCGCATCATTTCTGACTCGGTGAGGTTTTGATCTTCTAACTGCAGTATGCGCATTTCAAACTGAACGTCTAAAAGTGTCTGCTGTTCCTGGCGCGCGATTTCTAAGCGCTGTTTTCTGCCCTCCTCGTAACTTTTCTCGATTAAATCTATACTTTCGCTATAGCCTTTGTTTATTTCGATCAGGGCTGCCGCCTTTTCAGACTCTAAAAGCTTGCTGTCCTCGATACGTTTGACCTGAATGTCGCGAAGAAAGGCCGCGTTTGCAACCTCGTCCAGCATACGCTCGTCGTCCAGCTCCTTTTCGGCTTCGAATTTCTTCTTTTGTGCGTCGATTTCGCTCGATATTGTTTTTTCAGCGAGCGCCAGTATCTCGGTGGACTGCGTTTTTGTCAAATTTAGACTCGCCAGCTGTGCCTCTTTCTCTGGTATCAGGTTTTGAGATCTTTTAAACTTGACAAGATCGAGCTCTTTCTGCGTAATCTCATTTATAAACGCCAGGCGCTCTTCGTCCGATTGGTTCAGTCTCGCGTTTTTAGCGCGGGCGATCCCGATCTCGGCCTCCATATCCTTGACAATCGCCTGCAGACGTTTCTCTGCGGCGGCTCTCGCTTTCTCCTGACGCGCGGCCTCTTTCGCGGCGGCTTCGTCAAGCAGTTTGTCGCGCTTGTTGTAGGTCTTTTCAAGATTAACCGTTACCTCGTTTTCGAGATCGATCGCTTTTATACGGGCTCGGTTCAAATTGTCGTACTCCTCGTCGTAAACACCTCCGCGGCTTTCGGCCAGTTCCTTTGTGGCGTCTCCGGTTTCTTTTAAAAGTTTTTTCTCTGCCTCTGTGAACTGCGCTTTTATGGCGATTGCCTCGCGCGCGTTTGCGACCTCCTGATCGACTAACTTTTTACGCTGCTGGTAATCTATGTTTTCGCGTTTTGTGATCTCCTCTGTGATCGCCAGGCGCTCTTTTTCTGTTTTTGTACGGTCTTTAAGTTCGACGTTTAGTTTGTTTATCGCAGCTCTGTTTTTGGCCGTGGTAACCTCCTGCGCTTTCATAGCGTCGTCAAGATCCTGCTGTGCTTTGGTGAGCGCAGCCGCGCGCGTTGCGGCCTGGTCCATATCACTGCCCAGAGAGCTCAGTGCTTCGCCGAGTCCTTTCGCTCCGGTTATCACTGCGAGTACCGTATTTTTAAATACTGTAAATACTGCCGTTACGGCTGCGAATCCCTGTTCTATTTTGTCGAGCAGAGGCTGGAAAGTTTTAAAAACATTGTATAGTACTCCGATAACGACAACGATAGCAGTCAGGACCGCACCCAGAGGCGTAGCCACGAAAGCCAGCGCTGCCTTTACCATCGACATAAGCCCCTTAGACGATGACTCTGCCGCGGTGCCCATAGCGGTCTCGCCTGCAGCCGCTGCGACTGTAGACTCTGCCACGTTCTCGGCGGATCCCGCAAGCGTGTTACTGACGTTCGCAGCCTTAACTGTCGCGTTTTCAAAGCCGATCATTTTCTGGATCGACGCGCTCGCCTGTGTGCCTATCTCGGTGAAACTTGAAATTACGTCCTGCCCTCCCTGGACAAAGCCGACTATTTTTTGAGTCGCCCCGCCAAATGCGTTGCCTACGTTATTAACCAGCGTCGGATAATTTCCTATGTTATCTTTCTGCTTCTCCATTTTACTGCCGTTAGCAGTCAGATAGGCGTCATTCTCATTTATCTTTTTATTTAATAAATCCAACGCCTCGACGCCCTCTTTCGTTTCGGTGTTCAGCTGTCCGCGGATCTCTTTAAGTTCTTTTGATTGGGCGATTGCCTGGTCGCGGCTCTTCGCCGTTTCGGTCAGCGCCTTATTAGTTTTTAATTCCGAAAGGGTGAGGTCGTTAATTGCGGCCGACTGCGTTTTATACTGGGCATTAAGTTTTTTAAGCGCCTGCTCGTTTGCGACAAATGCTTTCGTCGAATCGCCGAACGGATCGCCGTTTGATTTTATTTCTTTTCGCAGGTCCGCGTTTGCTTTCTGCAGTTCAAAAATTTGCTGCTTTGTCTCGACGATAGAATTATTTGCCGCGGTCTTATCGATCGTCAGCGTGGCGATATTAATTATTTGCTCGTCCATTTCTTAAAGTTGTTCAGTTACGTAAAATTTCCAATTAATATTCCGCATCGATGCCGAGCCGTCCATCTGTCCCGAGCCGATCCTGTCCTGCTCCTGTCCTACAATCCGTACGGCCATAGTTATAACATCGGTCGATAGGACGTTAAAGCTTATCGTTTTGGCTATGTTGGTGTATACGACCGTAGTATCCGATTTCTTTTTAGCATCTATCGCGCCGGCGGTATGCACGACCATAAACTCAGCGCCGTTTTTAAAGAGCACGAACTGCACGGTCGTTTTTGCCTCTGCGCCTCCGCCCCTGTTCGAGCATTTTACCTGCAGATATTCGACCAGCAGATCCAGTTTGACGGTTGACGCCCTCTCAAACTGCAGTATTTTAAACGAGCTTATGGCCTCGGCAAGGGTTGCAACATCTCCAATGCCCGGCGCGTAGGTATCTGCGATATTTATAGGCGTTGTTATTTTGGCCGAGTAGTTTAAGTAGCGGATAAAGCTGTCAACGTTGTCGCGGCCGTACGTGTAGAGCGTGCCAACCTCGCTGCGAAACTCCGACATAAAGTTTGCCCGGCCGTTATGCGCGACATTTATCTTTCCTACTCTCGAGATCCCGCCCTGCTCAGATACGAACTGGAAAAGTATGTCCGAGTTTGAAAGGACGTTGTCCGGCTCATTGTTCTGCGCCTTAAATTGAAACGTATCGCTCACGCTGACCGCTGTCGGGAAAGCCAGGACCTCGATGTCGTTTACAAATATTCTGTTTTTAGTCAGGTCCGCCGCCGTGATTATCATTGTGGCGGCAGGCGAAACGTTGTACGCGGCATATAGCACCGCCAGATCGTTTATAATCGCTTCACCGTAAAAATCTACAGACATACTCAAATCGAAAACGATCGGTACGTCTACGGGCGTTTTTTGAATCATTAGCGCCTTTATCTGGATACCGTCTTTTTTATTCGAGAAGTTCAACTCCATAGGCAGCCAATAAGTCGAAAGCTGTTTAATGAAAAACACCTCGAACATTTTAAACTCGCTTAAAAATATAGCGTTATATTTAAAAGCCAGCTGTCCGACTGTCGGCAGGGCGATGTTATCCGTATACTGTTTATGAAACTCCTGGAATATCTGCAGCATATTAGGCGAAACGGCGCGGTAAAGCATTGCATACTGAAAGCTGCCGTTTCGATAGATCTGCACTGCGGTCTGAAAGTTCTCAAAGACATAAATGTTCATTGTCTGCGGATCTGTCCGCTCGCCGTTTACGCGCAGGGCGATCGTGCCGTCCTCCTCGATTGTCGAATCTCCAAATAAACGCATCGGGCCCGCACCAAAATTACTGATTAGGTAGTCCGCTTTGTCTACGATCGATTTATTATTGTCAAAAAAGCTGTTATAATAATCCGCGCTGTCCGAATAGTTCACCGCGTTGATCTTCGCCAGACCTCCCTCGAAAGCGTATTCTTTGTACCCGGTGTAAACGTGAGAGTAATCGACAAAACGCTCTTTAATCTCGTCTATGTATTTCCAAAAATATACGCCGATTGCTTTTGCTGAGTCCGAAACCTCGATATATCCGTTAAACGTTTCAAGGAAATCAAGTATAAAATCGTATGCGGTTTTTGTGGTGTCAAAAGCGGGCGTCCCGTCCGGGCCGTAAACTCCAACGTTTGAGCTGGTGTAATATTTTTTAATGTTTTCGTCGGTCAATATGTCGCCCGAATAGGCGTAGCCCATCTGTGTAAATATGGCTATTAAAAGATCCTGTATTCTGAGCAGGATAGGCACCTCTTCGACCACTATCAGGCCGCTGTCCTCCTGCGCAGAGATCGGCGCGGTCCTTGCAGGCGCATCCGCCGGGCGGTTGTTGGCCTCCAAAAAGTCGAGGTATGTTTTAGTATAGACCACACCTGTATCGATCTGGTTCATTAAAAGCTCTTTCGCTTTTGCAATAAAATAATTATCACTGAATATCAAATAAACTGGAATATTTTTAGTTAATTCTTTTTGAACCTTGAGCTTTTGTTTTTTCAAAAATATACACCCGTTCAAAACCACGTCCACGTCGTAACCCGCCGTCATACTTTTGGCCTTTGAGTTTGGCAGGTAGTTGATGCCTAAAAGCCTGCGGTTTTTTGAAGTGTCCAGCAGATTAAAATTATTTGAGTACGAGTATAGATCTTGAATACCATTAAGCTGCTGCGACTTTTTAAAAGTCAAAACAGCAGCCTGGTCTATATCTAAAGTCTCGTTTTTTAGTATAATCTTTATCATTGATTAAAGTTTCCGGTATTGGTTATTTTCGCTTTAAGCATATAGTCGAACGTGCGAAACAATCCTGCAGACGTGCCTGTGATTTCGCACTCGATAAAAACGTCGTTGCCGTTCAGCTGCTTTAAGTTCATTTCAACTTTAGGCGCGCGGAGCAGCATATCGAAAAGCTCTTTTAATTCTTTGATCTTTGAACCTTTGAAGCTGATCTCTTTTTTATATTCAGATTTCGACTGCACCGATCCGGATCTGAATTGATTCTCGTTGTGGTAGTCGTCGTCGTAAAATTCTATTTTAGAGCGGTCCGCGTTGTCGGTGTCGATCGCCGAATAAAAGTACGAGAATCCGCCTTTTGAATTATAAAATCTGAATTGGACAATCGGATCGCAGCCCGTATCGCTTTTAAAGTCGATCGCCTGCAGCTTTTTATCCGGATGCTGGTTTGAGGTCGTTACTGCGCGCAGGGATCTCACGGCGTTTAACTGCGGATCTGTCAGCTTATAAGTCGATACCCCTTTTACATTTGGAATGTTTCCGGAAATACCTGCAACGCTCAGCGTATTGCCGACCATTTCGTTTATAAAAACTGAGATATAATTGTCGAAGCCTCTGCAGATCTCAATTACTGCCGGCGTCAGAAATGTAACCTTATCAACCGCCAGAGGGTTTGTAAATTTATCGAATAAAAGGCGCTCGCCCAGAATAGAAAAGTATGTACCTGTCAGGTCGTCGATCGCGCTCAGACCGTCCGTAAATACAAAGTTGTCGAACACGTAGTTATCAAACGTAAAAAGATCGTCCTCTGGGATCGATCCGTCTCTGATCTTTAAACTCGTTTCGAACTTTTCAACCGATAGGTTTTTAGTGCCGTCAAAGCGGAAATCAAAACCTGCAAGCTGCAGAGCCTTGAAAAACTCCTGAGCGTCTACAGAGAATATTTTTGTCTCGGTGTTGGGAAATATGTTTCTGATTATTGCTGAGCGGTCCGCATAAAGCGATCGGATCACAACGTCGCAGACGTAGTCGTCGAAGTTGCCGACAACTGAATCCGTAGTAAATTCGAATATTACTGCGCTGGTATTGTTGAAAAACAGCGCCGGCTGTGTTATTAAAGTAATTGCCATTGTGTGTGCGATATTTCGTTTAAGGTTTCAGCTATTGCGGTATTCATTATGCGCTGCACGTTTTCGGGGTTAAGAACGGCCTGCAGTTTGGCAGATCCGCCTTTGCGGTCCCAGGTCGTGCCCTCGGTTTTGATTGTGGCGAGCACCGCCCACGGGTCCAGGATCCCGTCCAGACCTTTAGCGATAACCCATTCCTTTATATCCTCGATAGTCGGCGGACTTTTGTACTGCTCACCGTCCCGGAGTTCTAAAATATAGGCCATTGCAAAGACCTTGACCTCCTGTTTATTCGCGGTTATATTGCTGGTCGTGTGTATCGATTCTATTAACTGCCTGGTGGCGATCAAATTGTCGCCTACTATCGCCCCGCGCAGAGGCTGCACAAACTCATCGTCGACCAATGCTTCTAAATCCATTAGTCGTCAGTTTTTGTGCAGGCTATGAACAGCCTCGCGCTTATAAATATCCCGGCCACCATTCCGAGACCGAATACGATCCCGAAACCGGCTAAGGTAAAAACTACCATACCCGTAGTGAAAATAATAAAAAGGCTAGCAGCTAAGCAGGTTAAAACTACGACTGCCACTGCTGACTGTCTAAATATCTTTTTTAAATCCATATCGAGTAAAATACCTCGACGCCTGTCATGTTGGTAGCTTTGGTGTACTTCACCGAATTATACAACGGGCGCAGAGAGTTAATAATTATTTGAAAATCGCAGGCGATATAGTTCTTAAGTTCCAAAGCAAAAGGCAGGTTTAGCAGATCTTTCACAATATCGTTAAACTGCCCGCCGGTAAAAGTCGAGCTGCTGGTGTCGATGTTGATCTCTGACGGTCTGCCGATAAACAGCACGCCGTCAAAACGTCCGCGGTTCTCGTTTACAAGCGGGGCAAAAAGATCGATCCTGTTTATAAATCCGATCTGCGGGAGGATCTCGTTAGGTGTTACGCCTGTCGGGTCCGTGTCGTAGTACTGAAAATTGTTATACTGCGCAACATATTTGAACAGGTCGGACGGATCCGCTATGCCCGGCAGTTCGTAGGTCCCGTCTTTTGGTTTTAAAATCGCTGCCATAATGTTTCAAAGATTAAACAGATATAAAAAATCGCAACGCCTTTGATGACGGTGTCGAGAATAAGCACAAAATTCGAAGCGCCCGGCAGGAGTGATCGCCGTGAGAATCTCCAAAAGTTATCGCTGGGCTGTCTCAAAACGTAATAGCATACGCGGATCCAAAGCCAGAAAAGCAGAAAGGCTGCCGTTAATAATCCTAGTGCTAGCATCATATTGGTTTCTTTTTATTGCGTTCGAACGCGTTTAAGACTTCTAATTTGTCCGCTAAGATAGATAAAATAATTGTATCCAGATTAAACAGTTCTCGATTTTGTTGCCTCTTCTCGTTGTAGTTGACCGGGATCAGCTTTTTATCGGCCCAATAATTTATATAATAGAATTTATTCACTACGTCATTTTGAAAGCCTCGGCTCGATCCCTCTACGTTGTAGCTGTGCTTAACCTCCTCGATCGCGTCGGCGAGATACTTAAGGGCCTTATTAAATTTGTGGGTGAATGCTTTGAGGACCATCGCCTCGAAAGGCTTCGAGGTTTTGATGTTGAAACTCTGATAAAACCGCATTACGATAACGGCCATTTCCTGCTCGTTTTTCGCTTCGCCCAGGTCCAGCCAGTCAAATGCGTTTATCTTATCAACAATATCTAAGTGCGTTACACCGATCTGCAGATATGCTGCCAGAGCGTCGCCGTGCTTTAAGATCGTTTTCTCTGTTTTCTTTAGTCCCATTCTGGCATTTTTTTAAGTTTGAATATAAATCGCATAAGCATCGCGTCGAACCAGTCGGGCGATCGGCCTGTGCGCTCTTTGAATTTCTTTTTGCTTTCGAGTTTGATTTTAAGCTCGTCGTCTGTCGGTTCTCTGCAGATCTGTTCGAGGTCGGACATTATCTGCTTTTTAAACGTCAGGTCGTCAATCCCGATAGTGCCGTCTTTTAAAGCGTCCAAAAGCAGGAACGCGCACTCGGTTTTTAAGTTTTTATACTGATCGTCCAGGATCGGCGCAGAATTATTAATAAAGGCTTTTGCGTTTTCCAGCTTCTTAAGGCTGTGAGCCGTAAACTTTCGCAGACCGTCAGCGTCGTAAACGATATTCGAGGACATGACGCCGTACTCCTCTGCGAGCTCCTTAAGTTTGGTGCCGATCGCGGTCTCGTCAATCTTGTCGATAGCGATTACTTTGATAATGCGCCAGCCGTGCCATATCATAATAACGAAAATATCAGCACCCATGTACGCAATATCGGCAGATATATATTTCTGGCCTGAGGCCTTAACGTGTTTATTGAGGAAAAGATTACATATCCAGTCATACTCGTACATCGAATACGGGTTATCGTCGTACTCCCAGTTACCCTTTATCAGTCTTTCGATGCTTTTTTCGTCGCCTTTAAGGGCGCGCTTAAGATCTCGTATGTAGTTTTTAGGCAGCTTTTTGTTATCCTGAGGCAGGGCCTGAACGAATTTACGGTATGACGGTAAACGGTTTTCTTTTTTAGCGAGGTAATAATCCTCATAAACGAAATTCTTTGCGGGGTTAAGTGTTACCAGCAGCTTGCCGGGCAGGTTGTAAACGTCGTTTTTCCATCGCCCTATCGTGGCCTGCAGCATTGCTTTACCTTTTGGGTGTATCTCTCCGGCCTCCTCGATCCAGCCTCTTGTCATCTGGATAGATCCAAACCTCATAAACTCCGGGTCATCCTTAGGCAGGTACGCCGCCTCTAAAAGAAAGACTTTCGAGCCGTTGTACAGGGTGTAGAAATTATCATTTGCATTGTAATGCCAGTAACTTGAATCAAGGCCCCAATCGCTAAGGACCTCTTCGATCGTAGGCTGGGTGTATTTTCTTAAATCATTAAGCTTTTTACGGGCGATAAAATAGTGAGTACCGGGGTAAATCAGCGCATCACCGAAAATAAGCGAGACGCCCAGATAAGACTTGCCGGATCCTTTCGAACCTCCGTAGCCTATGTCTGAGACCTCGTCATCCAGCCAATGCTCGACGACCTCCATCTGGCGATCGTTTCCGCAGGTGTCAAATACTATTTCTCTAGTCTTCCGCCCCCGGCGTTTGCTCGTCTGAATCATTGGCGGGTTTTGTGTTTTTAATACTCATACCGATAATTGCCGGCATATTGATCGAGGCGTTATCGCTCGTAACATCGATCTTATCGCCGAAACGTTTAGGTGCCTCTTTCATTAATCGCCATTTAAGCGTATCGATCAAAAGCTTTGAGCGCTGCACGTTGTCTTTTTTGATCGTTTTATCTCCAAAGGTCCCGATCTCCTCGACGGTGTCCACCATTACTGTACGGGCGATCTCGACCATTTCGTCAAAGATTGCCTCTGCGGCTATATCTTTCGCGCGCGCATACCGTTCTCGCATTTCTTCGTCCTCTTCTATCCAATCATAGAACTTTCGGCGCGTCGGCATACCGGGTGTACCTAGAATCTGTCTTACTGGTGTGCCGTCCTCTATGCGTCTCAAGACTTTGCGGAACAGCATTTCCTTTTGTGCGGGTGTATACGACATAATGAAAGCTTTAGAGCTCCAAAGATATAAAGTTTTGCTCAAAATAGGGCGTAAACAGAATAATTTTGTACTGTTTACGCTGTAAACCCTTGTAAAAGCTGACATTAGCACCCTAAAAACCCCAAAAGTAAACGAAGTAAACAGAAACAGCGTAACTTCAAAACCCTATACGTGTATATACGCGTTTTTACGTGTTTCGTATACGTATATTCTTATATATTATTATAATTTTATATTTCTTATTATATTCTGTTTACTCTGTTTACAATTGACCTCCGCCCAAGCGCGATAAGACTTCGCGAGTAAACAGCGACTGTTTATTTCTGTTTATCTTTGTTTACTTTTCATTTTGAGGCATAAAAAAGACGCCCCGAGGGCGCCTTAATTGTTCAATTTGAAATCGGACTGTTTACTTCTGTTTACATTTTTACTCCTCGGGTGCCTCTCTCAGCTCCTCCATTTCGTAAATATATTTTAGGTTTTTGTCTATCGTTAGATTCTTATCTCGGTATTTTTCCATTAAACCGTCTCGGTCTGCCTCCTCGAGACTATTCCACCACTCGAGATAAACCTGTCTGTCTTTTTTACGCTCGACGGCTTTCGCAGATCTCTTTTTTGGCTGGGCGCTCTCTTTACGTTCGGACGGTTTTTGCGGTGCGGGTGCTTTGACTATGTTGGTTTCTTTCAACTCTTCGCTTTTCCAGCCTGCTGAAATTAAATGCTCTTTTATCTGATCCGATAAAGTTTTACAGTATTTAGGGTAGGAGATCCCTCTGGATAATCTGCAATAAGCCCGGTTCAAAAGATCGTTCGCTTTCTCCAATTTGTCGCCAGTCTCTTTACGGACTTCGGCTTTTGCTTTTTCGATTGCCTCCTTAATTCCAGGAGTATCAACGTTTACCGTCAGCGTGGTCGTTTGCTTATAAGGTTCCGCCGTTCTGATCTGATTCAATCGACGTTCAGCGGCTGACTTTTTGTATTTAAACTCGCCTACTCCGGTTTGCATAATGAAAAGTTTACCCAGCCCCTCGCAGTCCAGGCACTCCGACAATTTCTGACTCGGCCCGACTCTAACCTCGCCGGTGCCTTTGCAACTCGGGCAGTCGCACGTTTTAATCTCGGATTCGTAGACCGCCTGCTTATCATTTACGTTTGTATCTGCAGGTACGTAAACCGTAGTTTCGAAACTTTCATAAGCTCTGCGGAGTTTAGCCGTTTTAAATTGCGGCACATTTTCTCGAACCTTTTCCGGTTTTTGCGGTTCCGCCGTTTCGATCTCACCTGTACCGCAGCAAAAATCGCAAGTCTGTTCGTATTTCATATCTTCGACGTCTACAGTCACGATCCCGTCACCCTCACATCTAGGGCACAATGTTTTATTTACTTCGTTCGGGAAATCCGGACCGTCGGGGTAAAGCTCTGCACTCATCACATTTATAGGCATAAACCTGCGATTGTTATTATCATTCTTAAAAGCTTCAATAATACGGTCCGGGTTTGCATTCGATTTTTCAGCGCCTGCTTTCTCATCAGCGATAAACTTTTCAAGGTCCCCGCCGATTTTGCATATCTGTACCGGGCCGACCTCAGGGAAAGCCTCTTTTAAATCTCGCAGGGTGCGCCATATTAAGCCATACCTGCTTTCGTTTTCAAGTTTTAACTCGGTGATCTTTTTCGCCTGCAGCTGCATAGTGGTTTTATCTATTTTTGTTTCGGCTTTTAGCTTTTCTATTTCCGCGGTCATTTTCTCCTCGCGAAGTTTATAGCCGTCCAGATCAAAATTATTGTTGGCGATAGTCTTTTCCGCTTTTAAATACTTTGCATCAAGTTCCGAAACAGAATTGTCCTGTATACGTATAACGGTTTTTGCTTTTCTAAGTTCGTCCCTGACCGCGTAGTAATCCAATCGTGAAGCTTTAAATTTGCTGCGCAACTCTCCGAGTTCAAAATTTAAGATCTTAATCTTTTCGGCGGTTCTGTTGTCTGACATACGCTTATCAATAGCGGCCGCGAGCTCCTGCAGTTTTTCAACGTGCGGCCTGTTCTCCGTTAAAGTAAAGCTGGCAGCGAAACGTTTTTTAACTGCCCGGATCTGGTCGTCCTGATCTGATACCCGATAAGCGAGAAAGACCAGAGCAAATGCAAAAGCGATAAACATAATAATTGTGTTAGTTTCCATTGTGATTGCGTGTTAAATTAATATTAAAGTAAGTTAGTTTAGCTTTATCGGCGTATGCCCTTATAAGCCTCTCGAATGTTGCATCGTTGCGCATATCGGTAACTGCCACAAGCTCGCGAGTCTCGGCGCACATATCGATCGCCCGTTTAAGATCTACGTAACTGAGATAGCTCTGGCGGGTAACTTCGACCGCGTCCTGCATCTTATGGACCAGGGTGCTCTTGCCGGATGCCTGCGGACCGGTTATGTACATAAGGCATTTAATTTTTGGAACTTTCTCCGGCGTCTCGATCGATCCGGCGTATCCGTTCTTAGCATCCCAAAGCAGGGCGCCGTCAGCGGTAGCCCATACGCTCGAATACGGCACACGCTCTATCGGTGTATCCTTTTTCAGTCTGGTGCCGAAGTGCGCGCGGATCTGCTCCTCGCTAGGTCTGGCTTTAATGTCTGGCTCTTTCATAGTGGGTCATTCTAAATTAGTTAAAAAATTGTAAAAGGTTTTATACTGAGTCTGTTTCAATTTGCTGGGCCTATCCGCACCCATAGCATAGAGTCTGTTAATAATGGCACGTCTGTGATCTATTTTGCGATCTATTTTGCGGACTATCTGCGCCATGATGTCGGCGAAAGTTGGACCGCCTCCGAGGTTGTAACGTTTAGTTATGTGCCAAGTACCCACACAAAATGGTTCGTCGGCTATGTTGCAGTTATGCGGGTAGTACACTTCGTAAAACTCTGGGACATTAGGCAGCTTGTATAATGCCGCCCCTAGAATGGTGGCCATAACTATATATGTAAGGTTAAATTAGCGATTTCATTTTCCGGTATTTTCAAACCGTAGTAATTATTTAAGTGCCTGACTTCTAACTCTAAAACTTTACCGTTAAAGTGGGTGCGTGTTATCTGGGGGACTATAGGCACATAAACCCCGAAAACGTTTTCTTTTCTTTCGGTCGATACCTCTAAAGCGATGTGCTTAAATTCACATTCTAGACGGCCGATAAAGCATTCTAGTTTTTTGCCTTTTAATCCGGAATACGTCCTGTTAAATAGTTTCTGACTCATAACATTATCTATTTTTAAAGTTAAATTTATAATTGTGTCTTTTCCCTATGCGGGACCTGCACGGCTTTCGCTCTTCGCCTGATCGCTTTGTCAGGATATACGCCTCAATAACGGCAAGGCCTGCAGATCCGTTCCCGCCGTCAAAACGGCAGTTCTTAAGTTCGATTTTCATACGTCGCTCGGTTTTTGGCAGCATTCTAGGCACAAAGTGAAACCGACTCGGGTAGTCTCATCACGTGCGCCGCATTTGTGGCAGACTCCAAACTCCGGTTCCGGGTGCAGCTGCTCTTTTAAGCTGGCGACTGAATTTCTTAGGATCTCGTTCTCAGCGTTAAGTTCTCCGACTCTCTGCGAAAGTCTTTCGTTTTCCTTTGCTCCTTTGGCGCCCAGTTCTAAAACTACCAGCCTAAAGTTTGCCGCGTCTCTCATTACGTGATCGAGCACCGCATAAACACCGAGTCCCATTTTAAGAGAATCGGCCGCCGATCTAAAAGCGGGATCCTCTGCGTATCGACGCTCGCCGTTTTCGAACAGCGCGAGTATTTCGTCTAAGTTTAAATTTGCCATAATTACGATTTTAATGTTTCTAAAAACTTTCTCATTTCCGGCCACTCGGCGGGTTCTATATCGTAAATCGTTAAACGCCCGAGCTCGAATAACTTCTTAGATATTAACCGGCTATTCTCGGCCCCGTCTAACTTTGATAGGTAGAGGCTTATAAGCTCCTCTCGCTGTTCTCTCTTAAGAGCTTCTTTTTTAAACCTCCTGTCACATCGCCAGATATGAAGCTCCCAGCTAATCAATACGCACACCCTGTACAAAGTGATTAGTACCATAGATCCGACATAAGAGCAGAGGACAATTAAAATCCAGTTCAGTAGTTGTTCGTTTGTGAATGTCATAATCTTAATTATTAAAGTGAAACGTTACGCCTGCCATCGGTCCCGCGACGCTGTCATACGAACCTCGCAGCCCGATAGCGTCTGAAATCTTATACTCGACTGCTATGCCCAGCGCGAGAAATAAATCCTTTGTAGGCTTTCCATTGATCGATTGATCTACGTATGCGCCTCCAATCTTTCCAATAATTGAAAGCTCGTCAAACTTTCCGCCGATAAGTCCAAAGACCGCAGGCGTAAACGATCCGTTAAACTGGTGCACGGTTCCGCGGTCGTTACGGTTCGCTCTCTTCTCGGTTACGTCCGTGGCCGTTGCAGATACTGCAGCCCCGAAAATCAATTCGTTTTCCGCTTCATACGCGAAAGATAGTTCCGCGGATTTATACCCGACCATTGCGGAGGCCTGCGTCTGTGCCATAGTAAGTGCAGGTATGAAAAGAATAAGGATCTTAAGTGTATTCAGAAACTTATAAAAGATCTCGTACTGCTTCGGGTTTATATCTATTATTTTTCTAATGCCCATAATAGATAAAACCGCTCTGATTGTATCGTAATGACTGTCGGCCTTAGTCGCTGTTAAAGCTTTGATTTGATCTAAAGTAATTTTCATAATTCGTGTGCTTTTCTGATTAATATTATTTGGTGCTGGTGTTCGGCGCAGTGAATGTCCGCCCAGAAGTCGAAACCCTCTGGTGTGTCGTCAAAGTGAAACGCCTCGTATAAATCGTCCGTATACTTATCTGCGTCCGGATCTGTCTCGGCCGCTTGATTTTTTCGGGCCAGTGCTTTAATAGCTTCGGGTAGTTGAGAAATATTCATATTGTTATAAATTTAGGGAGGCGGTTAAACCTCCCGAGTTAATTAATTTTTAAAGATCCAGTAAATCGATTTCGATAAAGTTGTTGTCTTTGTCGTGCCATTTGGTACCGACTCTGTAATGCTCTCCGTCTATTATCACTGCGTCGCCTTTGCTCGGCAGGTTGTAGGCAAAGTCTCTTTCGATCAGTAATGTTTCGCCGTCTCTTGGTCCGTCCTGCTTAGTGTATATCACGTTTACAGTTCTGATAAATCGGTACTCTTTTAGTATTCTTAATAATTTTTTCATGTTAAAGGTTTTTACCAGTTGTTATCTGAGTACAAATATACAACCTTTATTTTGATATAACCAAATATTTTGGATAAAAAAGTAAAATTATTTTGAAGTTTTAAAAGAAAGCCCGTATTTCCTAAGCTTAGCCTTGACTGCATTCATAAGACCGTCCTGCGTTCTGCCCTTGCTCGAGAGTGTACGCGCTACGGTTTCGTACTCCGTACCCGTGGCGATCAGTCTATAGATACGCACCTGCTTTTTTTGGCCCGGACGCGGCAGCCTTTTGTTCCACTGCTCGTACAATTCGAGCGACCAGTTAAGGGAGTACCATATCGCGATCGATCCGCCGAACTGCAGATTAAGTCCGTGTCCTCCCGAGGCCGGATGCATAACCAAAACCTGAATCTTTCCGGCGTTCCAGTCGTCCTCGTGTTTGGTCGTTTGAAAGTGAACAGGATTGTAAGCCTTTAAACGTTTCATAATCCGGTCGCGTTCGTGCTGAAAACTATAGGCGACCATTACCGGCTGGCCGTTCGCCTCTTCGATCAGATCCTCGAGGGCGTCGAGCAATTCATTGTGTATTTCGTGCACCTGCTTTTCGTCGTCATAGATCGCACCGCCTGCGAACTGCAGCAGCTTTCCGGACATAACGCTCGCGGTCATCGCCGTAACCTCTGACTCGAGCAGCTCCATAACGCGCTCGCGTTCGAACTTCTCGTATTTTTTCATAGTGCGATCCAGCAGGCGGACCGGTACGTCGATAAACCGGACCGGTTCGAGATCCAGATAATCTTCGGACTTCATAGAGATAACTATGTCCTTAATCAATTTATAGATCCTGTTTGATGTTTTCTCGGTAGGTACGTATTTCCCGTAGTGAGATCCCGGTTTCGAAACGTGATTAAAGAATCGATCTTTGTAGTGCGTAACGAAAGCGCCCAGGCGTTTGCCCCTGTCGAGCATCCAGATTTGAAACCATAAATCTACCAGACCGTTAGGCGCGGGCGTACCGGTCAGAATAACAATGCGGCTAAACAACGGCTGTATTTTTTTAAAGATCTCTGCCTTTATTGACTTGGGATTTTTAAACTTTGAACTCTCGTCGACGACGCACATATCCTCTGGAACTTTACCGCCTCCGAACTGCGCAACGTACCAGGCGAAATTATCGCACGATATAAGGCGTATGTCGTACGGCTCGCGCATCTTTGCCAGCCTCTGCTTTTCCGTGCCCTCAACTACGACCAGTTTAAGCTTTTTAAGCTGGGACCACTTGGCGACCTCTTTGGGCCACGTAGACGAGACGACGCGCTTTGGTCCTATAATAAGTACGCGCCTGATCTCGAGCTCCTCGTAAAGCAGGGTATTGAGCGCTGTTAAAACGCTGACGGTTTTACCCATACCCATATCTAAAAACAACCCGCAAAAGGGGTTGTCGATAATATGCTGGATAACTGGCGGCTGGTACGGGTATAGATCTTTAAGTCCTTTCACGATATGGTTATGCTTATGAAGTTATTAATTTCCGCAGGTCCTGCCCATTGTTCGGCCATTGCTTTTGCGATGCCTGGAAAGGTTTTACTTTTGGTTTTAGAATCCCTGAACTTAAGCCCGGGGTTTTTTCTGGGGTTTCCGTTTTGATCTTTGGATCCGCCAGAAACCCAGCTGATCGTCTCGCCTGTGTAAATTTCCGTAGGCTTTATTTTCGGCAGACCTTTAAGCCAAAGGCAGGTTTTTTTTGTATAAGGGTGTCCGTGCTCCCAGGGCTGGATTATCTGATTGTATTTTGGCATTTGGTAAACGCCGCTAGGGACCGGATTTTCTATGGCTATCCTGGGGCAGTCAGCATTATAAAATTTCATAAAAAACTCTTTCGCTTTTAATCCATTTTGGTACCGCTCCTCATTGATCTGCCCTTTTACCGGAAACAATCTGCAGGCCCCGGCATTGCTTATAAAAGTGCAGGGAGGGAAAGCGATAATCATATCCCATTGTAAGAGCAGCAGATCCGTTACGTCTGTCTGCAGGTGCCATTCTGGGTGTCCGCCTGAGCTCTCCTGTGTATCGCAGCTATAGGCTTCGTGGCCCAGTTTACGCAGTTCGATAGTTACGGCCTGGCTCTCTTCGCAAGCTACTAGTATCTTCATATTAAATATTCGTTAAGGAGGTTATCGAGATCGGCCAGGGTGTCAATTACGTACACCTTAAACCCTAATTTGCGCAATTGTCTGTGTATTAATTTTTGAACGGGGCTCGCAGTTTTTCCGGTGCTTTTCACTTCGACAAAAAAGATAATGCCCATCGGGATAAGGACAAGGCGGTCCGGTAGTCCTGAGACATACGTACAGACCATTTTAATCGCCCAGCCTTTTGCTTTTTTAACGCGGGCGACTAATGTCTTTTCGATTACTTTCTCGCTGTCCGGCATTATAAATTGAAAGTTTTAAACTCCGTCGGACCGGTGTAGCCTTTTTTCAATTCTATGATAACGGTTTGCACTCTTGCATAGTTAAATGTTTTTCGGGGTAAATATGTAACGGATTTTAATCCGAAAGCTTTTAAAGCTCTTAATCTAACGTCACTATCCGATATAGCAAACCAACACATAAGAGCGATTACGCTGTCGGCGCGGCGCATCGCTTCGAATAGAAAGTAGTAACCTGTTTTCATTCCCTTTAATTTAAGCTTAAGCTCTTCGGGTGCATTTTCTAGGTTAGCGGATTTATCACTAAAAGGCGGGTTTAAAATTACAGCTTCGAATATGATATCAGGATCAAGCAAAAAATAATCTTTCGGTGCAGTAACGTTATTATAATTGTGCCAGGATAAAGCTTTTAAAATATTACCCTCGCCCGGTGTGGGTTCTAAAATACTAACGGCGTTTACCGGTAGCATCTTAACCATGTAATCGGCTACGTCTGCAGGGGTTTGAAATTGTTTACTGATATCAGTCATATCTTAATTCTTTTTACGTTGGTAGTATTTTTGTTTGCCGTACGCGCCGAAATTGGCCGTCGTCGATTTATATTCGAAATCAGGAAAGGATTTCATTATGTCGTTAATATCTCTAGTGAGCCAGCGCTGCATATCCTCTTTATTTTTGCCCAGGCACTCGCACCAGATCTCTGCCATACATACGCGTCGTCGTTTAGTTCCGTCAAAATCGAGTTTCTCCGGATCGTTTAAGAAGTCCCTGCGCTCGTCGATGCCGAGATCCGGCCAGTTTTTAGGCAGGTCGCGCTCTAGGTAAAATTCAATAAGGCCTCGGCGCTCGTCGACTTCGCTGTGGCTTGTCTGTTCGAGTTTGGCGATCTTCTCTGCCTCTGCTGAAAAGTATAACTTTTCGCCTGCATCGTAAAGATGTTTCGCCTCTGCCCAGATCTGATCTATATCGTCGTCGAGATCCGTCCAGACGTCCTTTAAGATCTCGGCGGGGTTTACGTCCACCGGAGCAAAACGTCTGTTACCTGTTGCGTCCGTAAATAAATCATTTTTATTCGAGGAGGCGATAAAGATATTCTGGCGCGGGAAAGTTTCTGTCGATCGGCCGTACGCCGGACGGTAACTGTCCTCTTGCTTTGAAATGTAATGCTTAATAGCTTCGGCGTCCGCTTTCCTAAATCCGGCCATTTCGGCGATCTCCATAAGCCAGGCGCCTTGCAGCTGTTCAAAAGCTTCTTTTCCGTGCACGGTGGTAAACGTATCGCTGTACCAGCTTTTACCGAGCTTGTTTACAAATGAACTTTTCTTTGTGCCCTGCGGTCCTATCAGCGTGAGGACCAGATCGAACTTGCAGCCCGGTTTATAAATCCTCGCCACGGCCGCAGTAAGGGGTTTACGGATCGCCTCGCGGGTGTATATGTTATCAGGCGCGCCGAAATAATCTATAAGCAGATAATCGATACGTTTAACCCCGTCCCACTTAAGAGCGTCCAGATAGTCCTTAATTGGGTGAAAAGAGTTTCGCTCGAACTCGAGAGCGATCGCGTCGTCTATTTTCGCAATACCCGTAATGCCGTAGATCGTTTCGATATAATTTCGAACGCCGGACATATCGACATTTTTAAGCGGTTCGGGTTTTAAGATCCTGCGCCACGGCAGCGTTTTAAAAGCGTATCGTTTATTATCAAAATTATTCTGTTTAAAGCCGTCCTTAAGGCGTACGTCGTGAGTCATTATCAAACTGATATTCTGGGCGCTCGAAAGGTAGTTCCCTTTGTTGTCCGCCTCGAGCTCTGTCATCCATTCGACTGCATCCTGATCGCCCTCGATGTTTTCCGGTTCGTCGTCGTACTCCTCGTATGGTTCGGCGAAATCGTACTTTGCCTCGGCCAGGTTCTCAGAGGCGAGCGTTTTTTTAACTGCGCGATCCTTGCGGGCAAACTCCTCCATTGCGGCGAAGCTTTTCGGTTTGGATCCCGCAGGTGCCTCTGTGCTGTCAAGGTGCCCGAACTTATGCAGTCGCACAAGGTCGAAAGCGTTCGAGGTTTTCCCGCTGCAGGGATCTGTACCGTGGTGGGAAAATGCAAAAGTATCTTCGTAAACGATAAGACCTGCAGACGTGGAACCGTGGGCGTATGTGTATAAATGCTCTTTATCCGTTGGGAGGTACTCTTCTTGTAGAAATTCGGCAATAGCTTCGGTGAGTGAATACGTTCGGCAGAAAGCTCCGACGATCCCGCTCTTTTCTCTCGGGTCCGCCTGCTTCTTTGCGTTGTCTCCCAGTTCTCTGAGCATCTGCCCGGAGGTCGGCCAAAGGCTTGTATCGGTCCAATCCGCATAACTGTCCAGGATTTCGTCAGCATCGATCCAGGGGCCGTCCTGCACTTTCATGTAGTAGTCGACGTCTTTCGGAGTTGACGGCCAAAACATAAGCCTGTTAGTCTCAAAAGTTGTATTGTCAAAAAGATCTATCCCGATACTGCCTGCGACCTGTCTGCCTATGGCGACATACTCGTCCGGCGTAACGGTACGGCTCAGGGGCATAAGCAGTCTGTAACGCGGAGATAAAGCAGAATGTTTGTGCGTACCGTGCAGGATCGCAGCATTGCCAAACTGCAGGGTAAAGTCGAGCCAGAAATCCAAATGCGCGAAATCTATGTCGAGCGTTAAGAGCTGGCGGTGCACTACGTTTTTAGGATTACGGCGCCCGTTTCTTAAGTATCCGCCGACATACCCGCCGACGTCCTTAATTTTACCCTGCTCCGCTTTTGTGAAAAGCATAAACTCTTTATAGGTTTCTCTGGTTTTTTGGTTGTCGGCGATCCGGTCCACGAACTGAGAGAAAGTAAAATTTTTATTTCTCCACGTTTTAGACTCGGCGGACGCGCCTACCGCTATATTAATTTTGCCGTCGTATTTCATAATCGGGATATAGTTAATTCTAGGTTAAGGCCGGCGTCTTTTAGCGTATTTAGGTATTTCTCTGACTCTATTTTATAGTCGGCTATTTTACCATAACGCAGTATAGGGCGGTTCAAATTGTTAGCTGTGCAAAATTTATCTATCTCAGGTATTCGACTTTTCCTCTTAAGTTCCATAAACGTCATAAGATGCTTCTCTGAATCGAAATATAGCACGCTGGCACTAAAGCCGTCGATTATGTCTAGTTTAAACCTTTCGGTTATTTTTGGCGCCCTTTTTAAAGGCACTAGACTTTTTTTTATATGTGCCACCCTGTTAGCGAAAGCGGGTAGATCCATAAGTCGTAAGTCACCCTCTAGGTCGTCAAATAGCTTTAGTATTTTAGGGGTCATAAATTAGTCTTTTTTATAGTGAGGTGTTACAAATCCGTTTGCGGGTGTGCTGAGTCCAGGCGCCCACTTAACCGGCTCGCCTAAAATCCTGCACATATTTTCGAGCACGAAATTTACTGATTTATTTTCAATATCAGCGACCGCCTCGTCGTGTACGTGCATAACAATATCAAAACCTGCATCGTCCAGTCGTCTCATGCCGTCAGCGAGCAGATCTCTCGCAATTGCTTGTATAATATTTTCCGAAATTTTTCCGCCATAAGTTTCGAGCCAGGTCCATTGCTTTGTTTTTTGGTGGATACCCATATATTTAATACTGTCGCGGTCCCATCGGTTTTTTGTCAGCATTGCATTTTGGTAGATCAGCTTTCGCCCTGACGGTAAAAGGATCGTGAGGCAGTTATGCTCGAAATTAAAAACGATGCCTTTTAATGTTGAGGTTACAGGCTTGCGGGTTCTGACTGCTTTTATGGCGCATCTTTCAAACTCGTACCACATATCGACAATTTTAGGGCTGGCCTTTCTCCACTTTTTAACGATGCTCTGCATTTCTTCTTTGGAAAGTCCCATTTTCTCGCCCCCCATTGTAAGCAGTGCGCCCAGTGCGCCGCCAAAACCCAGCGCGAGCTCGGCGATCTTTCCTTTACTTCTCTGCTCGTCGTCGACCTCTTCGATAGGAATGTTAAACATTTTCGCTGCCGAGGCCTCGTAAATTTTACCGTCTCCGGCGAAAATATCCAAACGCCATTTCTCGCCCGAGATCCAGGCCGTAATGCGCGCCTCTATGGCAGAATAATCCGCAATAGCTAAGATGTTGCCCGGCGATGCTGTTACGGCCGTACGGATAAGCTGCGATAGGACGTTAGGTATATTATCAAAAAAGACCGAAAGCAGTTCATAGTCGCCCCGCTTCACCAGATTACGCGCGAAATCCAAAAGCTTCATTTTGTTACGCGGGAGGTTTTGAGGCTGGAAAGCCCTGCCTGCCCAGCGCCCGGTACGCCAGCCGCCATAAAAGTAAAAAAATCCGTGTCCGGTTAAAGTTGTAAGGGCGAAATTTAACAGCGCGACAAATTTACGCGTCGAGGTTTTGGATCCTCTCTGTCTCAGTTTTAAGACCTCCACCGCCAGCCCCGATCTATGCTCTTTGATTAAGGCCTCGACATTTTCCTTTGCAAGTGATGTTATGTTTTTTTGCAGTTTGGAACTCAGCCACTCTTTAAGCTGATCGGGACTATTCGGATTTACGAGTCCTGTTATTGCTTTTAATTTTTCTATGACGTCGGCTTTGAATATCTTATCGATCTCGACTGCCTCTGTTGCCATTTGCACGTCGATGTTAACGCCTCTGTCGTTTATCTTTTGATCTAAAATATAGTTGAGTCTTTCGGTCTCTGGAATGCGGAACGCGTCGACTATTGGATGCTCTAAAAGCTTAACCTCGGCGTTAACGTCCGCACGGTTGTACTTTTTATACAGCTCCCATTTTTCCGGATTATGGTACCACATATTACGGCGGCGCATACCGTTTCGTTTAGTCGGTTCCACCAGGCACGAAAAGTATTTTATAAGTGCGAGGCCCTCCGACATTTTACCCTCTTCGCCCAGATTAAGAGCTTTACTCGCTGCGCCCAGAGACATAGGCAGTCCGCAGTATCCGACCTTAACAGCCGAGCAGCGCCACTGGTCTGCAGGTACGTCGATCCCTACGGTTTTAAGGCAGTTTCTCTCAAAGTTTGCATTATGTGCGTGCTTTTCAACCTTTTTATTTCTGAGGGCTTTCAAAAACTCCTCGGGCCACTCTTCGCCCTCTGCAAAAGATACCTGTTTAATTTTGCTTTTGCGTCTGGTCGTCGTGTCTTTGAACATATACGCCAGCATAAGGATTTCAAAGTCCGGGCTTTCGAAGTATTTATAGGATCCGCATTTTTTAATGTCGACGCTCGAGAAAGTCTCAAAGTCGAAATGAAGTTCGATAGCCATATAATTTATATTTAGTGAAAGGTGTGTAATTTAAAACCGGAAAGCACTTTATTAAAATCCGACTTTAGCCGTGCACCGCTTTAGTCGGCAGGTTGTTTTTGCCCCTGCTCGTGTCAACTTACATTATGACCGTAGATATTAAAAAAGCGCCTATAGATCCGGCTTTTGTAGGGTGTAAGGGACTCGAACCCCTACGCCAGTAATGTACTGGAACCAGTGGCCGCATCTAGTGCGGCGCTGCGTCTACCAATTACGCCAACACCCTGCCGTTAGTTCGCGATACGCGTTTGCTGTCAAGTCCTGAGACTGGCGCGCCTACTAACCGAGGCACTTAATTTATTTTACGCTAACGGGTCGAAATCGTCGTCATCGTCGTACTCGTAATCCTCGTCATCAATGAATTGATCTGAGTCTGCGAAATCCTCCTCTGCGTTTCCGCCTCCGCCTCCTAACGGTGTACCGTCGGATAATTTCATAATACTTTCAAGTCCTGCGGCAATTCCTTTATTTCCGCCGACGTCGTAGGCGTAGAAATTAATACACACACGTCCGAAGCATCCGCTGTAAAGATCCTCCTCGTCTGTAATAGGTTCGAGGTTTTTGTCGTAAAGCTTAGGACGTCTTTTGCTGTTTGCTCCAATAAAGAACGAGTTTGCGTAACTTTCGTCGCGCTCCTCCTCCGGATCGTCTCCGTCTCTTAGAGGTGTTTTCCACTTCTTAGGGCGGATGCCTTTGTATTTCTCTTTAATGACCTGAGTTTCTACGGCTTTAATTGCTGCACGGTATGCCGTTAATGTGAATTTATCTTTTTTACTGATAATTACCGATACGCTGTACTTTTCGTCGTCGCCGTCGCTGA